TCATACCATTCGAGGGCAAGCGCCCGACGGCGCAGGAGCAGCTTGAGCGCTCGCAGTTCAAGGCGGGCGTCATGGTCGGCTTCCTCGCGGCCCTCATGATCTTCCTCGCCGTGCTCTGGCTCTGGGTCATCCCCACGATGGACCAGGCCGTTGCCGACGCCCAGCGAGCCGTGGGCAGCATGGCGGTGCTCAATGCGTAACGACGAGATATACCGCCCCAAACCCCAGAGCAACCAGCTTGAGATCTTCGGCCTGGGCATGGCTGGCGAGCAAGACGTTGCCGAGGCCAAGAAGTGGATCGAGGCCAACCCCGAGGCGTGGCGGTTCATGCTCTCCAACGCCCGCCGCCTCAAGGAGAAGGGCTACGTGTCGATCAACTACCTGGTGAACATGGTGCGCAACGAGCTGCACGTCGGCTGCAAGAACGGCATAGCCCCCGCCCTGGCCCGCATCATGGAGGCGCGATACCCGGAGCTGCGCGGAGCCTTCAACAAGCACCGCAGCCAGAGCGATGGGTTTTCCGAATGAGCTGGCAGCGCACCCTTGCGGCCACGGCGCACATCACCATGCACCCCGCCCAGCTTGTCGGAAAACAGCGCCCCATGACCGACTACCGCAACCACCGCACCTACACGCCGACCAAGACGCTCAAGGCCGAGAAGGCCATCAAGGACGCGTTCCGCGCGGCATACGGCGAGACCTTCGCCGACCACGACGGCCCAGTCGTGATGCGGATCTCGACCACCAGGCCGCTCGCGAAGAGCAACCCCAAGTACTGGGAGGGCCGCGCCGACCTCGGCAAGCCCGACTGGGACAACCTGGGCAAGCTCGCCTGCGACGCGCTCAACGGGATCGCCTTCAAGGACGATTCGCAGGTCGATACGGGAGCCGTCACCAAGCGGCCAAGAAGCCCATACGGCACCAAACCACGCATAGACATCTACATCGAGTACTTCGTCGAGGAGTACGTGAAGGAGAAGAAATGAACGCCAAATACTTCGAAGAGAACGGCTTTGAGGACTTCCACGGGACCAAGTTCCACAAAGCAGTGCTCGACCACGCCGCCTGCATCGCGAACAACCTCATGTTCGACGCCACGCATCCTGACAACAACGACGGCGAGACGGCGGCAAACGCCTACCACGTGATGATCGCGCTTTGCGAGGCCGGGCTTTCCAGGATCGACGAGAAGTGCGTCGCCAAGAGCCGCGAGTTCATCGCCGACAAGATCAAGCCCGTCAGCGAGGAAGAGCGCGAGTTCGGTCGCACGTTCCTTGCCGCCGTTCTCGGCATCAAATAGGAGGTAACGACATGATCAACAAAGCCACCATCCAGGCGCAGTTCAAGCAGGCCACCGTGAAGGGCAGCGTTGCGACCCTGCAATTCGAGATCCTGACCGACAACGCCGACGCCTTCCGCATCATCAAGCAGAGCGGCAAGACGGTTTTGCTCACCGTGGCTGAGCAGCAGCAGGCCATGGACTTCGACGACGAGACGGGCGAGATCTATGGCTAAGGAAACCGAACCGCAGCAGGTCGAGGCAGAGGTCATCGAGGCCGAGGCCACCACGCTTGAGGTCACCTACACCGAGGCCACTATCGCTTCGAACATGGACGCGTTGGAGGCCCACGTGAAGAAGGTCGTGGCCGACTACGAGGGCGCCACCTACGACCTCACGAGCGCCCAGGCCATCAAGGAGGCCAAGCACGACCGCAGCTACCTCAACGGCATCAAGAAGGAGATCGACGAACGCCGCAAGGCCGTGAAGCGCGAGTACAACAAGCCGCTCGACGCATTCGAGAGGCGCTGCAAGCAGATCACGGCCATCATCGACGAATCAACCGACGCCATCAAGGCGCAGCTTGACGAGGCCGAGCAGACGCGCAAGGACGCGCTCTACTCGCGCCTACAGCAGCACTACGAGGAGTTCGCGGGGCTGCTCGCGCCGGTCGTCCCCTACGAGCGCCTGCATGAGCCGCAGTGGCTCAACAAGACCTTCGGCGAGATCAAGGCGCAGCAGGCGCTTGAGGCCAAGGTGTCCGACGTGGCCAGAGACTGGGAAACGCTCAAGGCCCAGCAGGAGGCGATGCCGCACTACGCCGACGCGGAGCGCGAGTTCTTCCGCACGCTCGACCTCGGAGCCGCCTTGAACGCGGCGCGTCTGGCCGACGAGGAAGACCAGCGAATCGCCGAGCTGAAGGCGGCCATGGCACCCGAGCCTGAGCCGGAGCCTGAACCTGAACCAGAGCCTGAGCCAGAGCCGATCGCAGCGCCCGAGCCTGAGCCGATGCCCGCGCCAGTGTCAATGCCCGCACCAATGCCGGCACCCATGCCAGCACCGGTCGCGGAGCCTTTGGAGGCGTGGACGGTCGAGGTGCCGAGCGCCACGCGATCGCAGATGCAGGCGCTCGCATCCCTGCTCAAGGCGCAGGGAATCACCGGAAGCATCCGCCGGGGCACGCCAGCCCAGGTGGCAGCGAGGATGGAGTAGACGATGGCAGAAGACAAGCACATGACGCTGGCCGAGGCCGTGGCCCAGGTGCAGCGATCCGTGGTGGTGCCCAAGGCACGCTACAACGCCCACGGCAACTTCTACTACCGCAGCATGGAGGACATCGTTGCGGCGCTCAAGGAGCCGTGCAAGGCGGCGGGAATCGCCTTCACGCTCAACGACTCGATCGAGCAGATCGGCGAGCGCTACTACGTCAAGGCCACGTGCCGCCTGTTCTTCGAGGACGGCCACGGCGAGCCTTTGGAGATCGATGCGTACGCCCGCGAGCCTTTGAGCCAGAAGGGCATGAACGAGGCGCAGGTCACGGGCAGCGCATCGAGCTATGCCCGCAAGTACGCGCTCTGCGGAGCTTTCGACATCGACGGCACGAGTGACCCCGACACCCTCATGGGTGACGGCAAGCCCGCCGAGAAGGAGCCGCCCGAGTTCGGCCAATTCATCGCCAAGTGCAAGAGCTGCGGCACCTCCTACCAGTTCGAGAGCCGCCAGCAGTACGAGCAGTTCAAGGCCAACCCCGGGTGCTGCCCGTCCCCCGCATGGCAGGTCGTGTAGGCCATGCAAGACCTCTACGCCGAGCGCATGCAGCTCTTCGACAGGCTCATGGACGAGCTTCAGGCGCTGCGCAACAGCGGAAGCCAGTACGCCGAGAACGAGGCCGAGTACCGCAAGGCGCTGCGCATCGCGATTCTTGAGGAGCGATCCAAGGGAACGCCAGTGACGGTGATAAGCGACCTCTGCCGAGGCCGTGAGGACATAGCCGAGCTGAAGCAGCGCAGGGACTGCGCCGAAGCGCTCTACAAGGCGAGCCAAGAGGCGATAAACGTGTACAAGCTCAAGATCCGAACCGTCGACGAGGACATAAAGCGCACCTGGTCGAACGGGACCGGCGAAGGGAGTTACTAAATGTCGATCAACCGAGTGAACATCAGCGGGAACTTGACCCGCGACCCCGAGCTGCGGGCTACCCAGGGCGGCATGCAGGTTCTGGGCTTTGGCGTGGCCGTCAACGACCGCCGCCGCAACCAGCAAACCGGCGAGTGGGAGGACTACCCGAACTTCGTGGACTGCACGATGTTCGGCAACCGCGCCGAGAGCATGGGCCGCATCCTGCACAAGGGCATGAGAGTGGCCATCGAGGGCAAGCTGCGCTATTCGAGCTGGGACAAGGACGGCCAGCGCCGATCCAAGCTTGAGGTGATCGTGGACGAGATCGAGCTTATGAGCCAGAAGCAGGGCCAGCAAGCGCCGCAGGGATACCAGCAGCAGTACGCGCCGCAGCCCGCCCCGCAGCAGTGGAACGCGCAGCAGGCCTACCAGCAGCCCCCGGCGGCACCGCAGCAGTACCAGCAGGCACCCGCCCAGTACGCGCCGCAGCCCGCCCCGCAGGCGGCACCGCAGCAAGCGCCCATGCCGCCCGCCCAGGAAAGCCTGTACGACGGCGACATCCCGTTTTAGGAGCCATCGTGCGAGCGGAAATCGGCGGTGAAGGCGATGGCTGAGGAAAAGCGGATGAACTTCTACCGCACCTTCTACGACCTCACGACGCTTCTACCGGAGGCCGAACGAAGGAAGGTGAACACGGCCCTGCTCGACTACTTCTTCGAAGGCATCGAACCGAAGGGTTTGAGCGAGAGCGGAATGAAGGTTTTCAAGGGCTGCGAGGGGCGCATTTCGAAAAGCAGGACGAACGCCGCAAACGTGGCTAATAGGTACAGCGATTCGAAGCCTACGAACGAGCCTACGGAAGACGCTACGAACGATGCTGCGGAAGGGTCTACGAAACCCCTCCCAGATAGAGAAAGAGATAGAGAA